CTAATTTACTGCTGCTGGATGTGCGTAAAGGGCGTTGGAACTTTCCGGAACTTAAAAATGAAGCCTTTGAACAATACGAGTATTGGGAACCCGATATTGTCATTGTTGAGGCCAAAGCCAGTGGCCTACCGCTCACTCACGAACTCCGGCAAACTGGTATTCCGGTGCTCAATTATTCGCCGAACAGGGGTCAGGACAAGATTGCCCGGGTCAATGCCATCTCTCCGCTTTTGGAAGCCGGTATGGTCTGGGCCCCTGACAAACGCTGGGCCGACGAACTGATTGAGGAATGCGCCGCTTTTCCCTTTGGCGACCACGATGACTTGGTGGATTCCACCACCCAAGCCTTGATGCGTTATCGACAAGGTGGGTTTATCGCGTTAGAATCAGATGAGCTAATGGACAGCGATTATATGCCCCCTAGAAAAGAATATTACTAATGGCAACAGAGCAGGAAAAAACAGACAAAGAACTATTAGGTGCCTTTCTCCGACAGAGAGGTTCCCTGGTCCGTCGTCCACGGCCCTATAAACAAATACCCAAAAAAGGACTGGGAGGACTCATCCCAAATTACAAAGCTAATTTGCGAAGACCCTGAAAGTTCTATAAACTGATATAGTATAAATCTGGAGAGAAAAAATGGCGAAAGCACCTAAAATCATTAAAGGCCTAGATATAAAAGACCAAGGCTTTGTTCCTTATGCAAAAACCAAAGAAATGAAAACCACCAAAGGGCCACAGCCCGGTGCCGGAAAAGGTAAGTCCAGAGGCGGCGGAGCGGCTGAAAGAGGCATTAAGTTTACGGGCGTTTTTTAAAAAACTAAATGGCGTTCGAGGAAATTAATAAACCGACTAACATTGATCGGGTCACAGACCTGATTGATTTGGATATTGAAGCAGGACAAGAGGTTGAAATTGACTCCCCCGTCCCGGAAAACGGCGATGTAGAGGTTAATTTTGGTCAAGACGGCAGTGCCGTTCTTGACTATATGCCCGATGAAATGAACGTCGAGGACACCATTCCTTTTAACGCCAACCTGGCTGATTACATGGATGAATCCGAACTTGGAGCAGTCGCTGCCCAGTTGCTCGGTGATTTCGAAGAAGACCGTATGAGTCGGGACGAATGGGAAGACGCTTATGTTAAAGGACTGGATCTTCTCGGGTTTAGATACGAAGACCGTGATCGACCGTTCCCTGGTGCAAGTGGCGTAACCCACCCATTATTAGCAGAATCCGTTACTCAATTTCAAGCCCAAGCCTTTAAAGAACTGTTACCCGCTCAAGGACCGGTAAAAACCGAGGTCCTCGGTCTAGCGACCCCTGAAATAGAAGCTCAAGCTGATCGTGTGCGTGAGTTTATGAACTACGAGATTACAACGGTCATGGAAGAATACACGCCGGAAATGGATCAATTGTTGTTCTATTTACCGCTTGCCGGATCAGCGTTTAAGAAAGTTTATTATGACACCAGTCTTCAACGGGCCGTGAGCCGTTTTGTTCCGGTCGAAGATTTAGTGGTGCCGTACGCGGCCAGCGATTTGGGAACCTGCACAAGAATCACCCACATTGTAAAGATGACCTACAACGAAATCCGCAATCAACAATTGTCCGGATTTTATAGAGACATTGAAATTACTCCAACCTACATCACCACCCAAACCACCACCCAAGATAAGGTAGAAGAACTAGAAGGCATTAGCGGTTCGGGCAATGACATGATGTATGAACTTCTGGAGTTTCATGTGGCCATGGAACTGGTCGGCTTTGAAGACCCCGATGGGCTACATCTACCGTTTATTATCACTATTGATAGAACCTCAAGTCAGGTTTTATCCATTCGACGTAACTATTATGAAGACGACGCACAAAAAAAGAAAATCCCTTATTTTGTACACTACAAGTTTCTCCCAGGACTGGGTTTCTACGGCTTTGGTTTAATTCACATGATCGGGGGACTCTCCAGAACCGCAACAGCGGCCCTCAGACAACTCATAGACGCAGGAACCCTGGCCAATCTCCCCGCTGGTTTTAAAGCCAGAGGCATAAGAATAAGAGATGACGAAACACCATTACAGCCCGGAGAATTTAGAGACGTAGACGCACCCGGCGGAGCTTTAAAAGATGCACTGATGCCGCTGCCTTATAAAGAACCAAGCGCTACTTTATTTCAATTAATGGGTTTTTGTGTTGAAGCCGGACAACGCTTTGCTGCTGTGACCGACATGCAGGTGGGTGAGGGCAATGAACAAGCGGCTGTTGGTACCACTTTGGCACTTCTTGAACAGGGGACCAAGGTCATGTCCGCGGTCCACAAACGATTGCACTATGCCCAAAAAACAGAATTTAGAATATTAGCCAGAGTGTTCTCAGAGTTCCTTCCACCAGAGTATCCTTATCAGGTTGTTGGTGGAGACCAAATGATCAAGCAACAAGACTTTGACGGTCGTATTGATGTTATTCCGGTCTCTGATCCAAACTTTTTCTCTTTTGCCCAACGAATTTCTTTGGCACAACAAGAACTGCAACTGGTGCAAAGCAACCCGGATATACACAATATTAAAGAAGCCTATCGTCGAATGTACACGGCCCTTGGTTCACAGAACATTGAAACGCTACTCTTACCTGATCCACCGCCACCACAACCGACAAGTCCGGCACTGGAAAATGCAGCAGCTTTGATGGGTGCCCCTTTGCAGGCGTTCCCGGATCAGGACCATGATGCCCACATTGAATCGCACATCACGTTTTTAGAAAACCCGATGGCGTCTATGAACCCTCCTGTAGCCACCTCTTTACTAACAGATATTCTTCAACACGTTGCTTTTAAAGCAGAGGAGATAGCCGAACAACAGTTACAACAAATGGCGCAACAAGACCCACAATTACAGCAACAACTGATGCAAGAGCAACAGATGATGCAGCAACAACAAATGATGGCTCAACAAGGCGGGATGCCACCACAACCTATGCCGCCTAACCCTGTAAGAGAACAAATTAAAGCCCAAACGGAAGCTAATCTACTCGAAGAACTTATGCCAAGGGTTAATGAAGTAATGGACCTTCCTCAAGACAACGAAGGTGTCTTGGAATTGAAACAAAAAGAACTTATGATAAGATCACAAGAGAACGAAGACGATAAACGTATCGCTGAAGACAAATTAGCTCTTGAGCGAGAAAAGATGGAAGTACGGGAAGAAACCGACGAAGAGAAGATGCGAAGTCAAGAAGACATTGCAGCGCTCAGAGCCTCTATCTCCCGTGAAAAAATGGAACAAACTAAAAACAAAGGAAAATAATGCCGCCAGGAGACAAAAATAATCCTTTTGATGATCCTTTATATGATCCGCCTAAAGAGGATAAAGACAAACAGACAACCCCAAACCCACCTGGGAACATATCTTTAGGGGAACAAATTGCCCAATACCTTGTTTCAGGAAGTAATCCTGAGTACAGAGAAGATTATGATATTAACAAAGACGGTAAGCTATCAATACAAGACACGATTTGGGCACAACAAATAGATAAAGGATTAAGGGATCCAAACACTTTAGAGGCCATACCACAAGGACAACCGGATTCAACTACTCCAACTACTCCAACGGAAACGTTTTTAAACCCAGACGGTACCTTAAAAGAAGATTACCTAAAACAAATCACGGAGCAAATGGGGAGTTCCCCTTATTTTCAATCCCTTATGGGAGAACAGCCCGATTTAAGCGGCTACGCTCAAACAGCAGATGTAGACGCAGCTATTGAAGCGGCGCTTGCCGGACAAGAGGGACCCGATTTAAGCGGGTACGCTCAACAGGGAGATGTAAAATCAGCCATTGAAGAAGCACTTGCCGGACAAACGGGACCCGATTTAAGCGGCTACGCTGAACAGGGCGACATAGAGAAAGCCATTGAAGCAGCGCTTGCCGGACAAGGGGGACCCGATTTAAGTGGGTACGCTCAATCCGGGGACATAGAGACAGCCATTGAAGCGGCGCTTGCCGGACAAGCGGGACCCGATTTAAGCGGCTACGCTCAAACAGGAGATATGAACGCAGCTATAGCAGCAGCCATGCAGGGTTTTAATATAGATGATCAACTACGCGACGCCATGGAAGTATGGGGAAAGGATTTCATGCCTAACACGGACCTGAGTCAGTATATGACGGCAGACGTGGTTCAACAGATGATTGATAAAGGACTTGCTGACGGCATGAGTGTGGAAGCCGTACAACAGATGATTGAGGAATATGGCGGTCCTATGGACCCGGCCGAAATACAACGGATGATCACAGACTCACAGGCGTCTCTTGAGGCTCTAGGTGGATTAACCGAAACTCAAATACAACAGATGATTACTGAGGGTCTGGCTAATGGAATGAGTATGGAAGACATACAGGCTATGATTGCCGACGCCACAGGCGGCGTCCTAGATGAAGCCAGCATACAGACTATGATCACGGATGCACAAGCCACTCTTGAATCTTTGGGCGGACTAACCCAAGAACAGATACAGGCTATGATTACTGATGGTCTGGCTAATGGAATGAGCCCGGAAGACATACAAACCATGATTGACGACGCTACAGGCGGAAACCTAACCCCAGAAGAAATACAAACTCTGATCATGGATGCACAAGCGTCTCTTGAATCTTTGGGTGGATTAACCCAAGAACAGATACAAGACATGATTACCCAAGGGCTCAAAGACGGCTTAACACCAGAACAAATCCAGCAAATGATTGACGACGCTACAGGCGGAGCCCTAGACTCAGCCACTGTTCAGGAAATGATCATGGATGCACAAGCGTCTCTTGAATCTTTGGGTGGATTAACCGAAGCTGAAATACAGGCTATGATTACTGAGGGTTTGGCTAATGGATTGACCCCAGAACAAATACAAACCATGATTGCTGACGCCACAGGCGGAGCCTTAGACGAAGCCAGTATTCAACAGTTAATAGATGCTGCAATCACCGCTTCTCAACAAGGAGAGACGGGCATAGAGGGAATGTCTCAGGAAGATATTCAAGCGCTATTGGATTCAGGTTATATGACAGCGGATCAAATTAATGCTTTGATGTCAGAGTCAGGATATCTAGGACAAGAAGGCGTTGACTCTTCAGTACAAGCGGCATTGGACGCTGCTTTAGGTGAAGGTGGATCAATTAGCTCTGCAATAGCCGGAGCCATGCAAGGGGCTGGCGGTGGCGGTGAAACAGAGACAGACCCTGTAGACACAGGCATGAATTTTACACAACCCTACACTCCTGGGGATTTTCCCTTATCAACTAATGTACGGACAGTTTGCCGGAACCACTCCTTATAGTGGTGGAGCAACAACGGGCGCAGAAACGCCAACAGGGTTAGGAACACTAAACCTTGGAGACCCTACACAATACAATTTTGATATACCCACAACGCCAGGGGTGGACTTATACCCTTCCGGAATAGACCCAAGATACTTTGAGCCTGTTCCAGAACCAGAGGAATCTTATGGTCCGCTGTTAGGTTAGACAGGAGATAAAATTATTGACACCATAGATTTTGCTTATAAACTATTAAAAATAGTTGAAGAGAAACAAGAACGAGTAAAAATGATGATGCTTAACGGTGAAGTTAAGAACTGGGAGCATTATCGACACTTGACCGGACAAACAGAAGCCTTGGCTTATGTGAAGACCGAGATAAACACGTTACTAGATAAACAAGGAGACTAAACCTGTGAGTGACGCAAATTCCGCCCTTGAACAGAAATGGGCGCAGGAAGAGGCCAATAAGGCCCCTTTACAAAAAGCCTATGAAAAAGTTGGCAACAAGAAAACGGATGAAGAAAAACTAAATCCGGAAAAACTATCTTCTGATTTATTAAACCAGCTTCCTGAACCAACCGGTTGGCGTATCCTTATTCTTCCTTACCGCGGCCAAGCCCGCACAGAGGGAGGCATATATCTAACAGAGAAAACCGTAGAACGGCAACAAATAGCCACGGTCCTTGGTTATGTGTTAAAAACAGGTGAACTCGCTTATCAAGATGAAAATAAATTTCCAACAGGTCCTTGGTGTGAAGCCGGGGATTGGGTTTTGTTCGGACGATATGCTGGCTCTCGCTTTGAAATAGAAGGCGGAGAAGTCAAAATATTGAACGATGACGAAATCATTGCGAAAGTAACCGACCCAGAAGCAATTCTGCATAATTATTAACATGAGGACTAAATCATGCCAGCACAAGAACTAACACAAACAGATGAAGAAAAAATGGTGGACCTGGATGTTTCCGGCCCTGCCGTCGACGTCGAACTACCACAAGAAGGAGCCATAATAACCGAAGTCGAACAAGAAACGGTTAAGGAAGAACAAATACCCCAAGTAAAGGTCATAGAGGTAGAGCAAGAAAAATCCGATGAGCTTGAAAGCTACAGTAAAAGCGTTAAAACTCGGATTAATAAACTAACCGGGAAACTAAGAGAGGCTGAACGAAGAGAGAAAGCCGCTACAGAGTATGCGCAAAACGTAAAAACAGAGAACACGAAACTAAGAACAAGAAATTCTGCGCTGGATGGAAATTATATTGTGGAGTTTGCCAACAGGATCACCACAGAAACAGAAGCCGCAAAAGCAGCGCTTAAAGCAGCAACTGAAATGGACGATGTTGAAAACCAAGTTGAGGCACAACAAAAACTAGCACGATTAGCCGTTGAGGCCCAAAACCTTAAGGCTATGAACATACAAAGAAAGCAGAGCCGAGCTATATCCGAAGCCACTAAAAAAGGGTTAATTAATACTCCTGTGGATACGGCCTCTGTCCCTACAGCCCCTACGCCACCTGATCCAAAAGCGGAAGCATGGGCAGAAAAAAATAACTGGTTTGGTAGTGATACAGCTATGACCATGACCAGTTTTGTAATTCATCGACAGCTTACTGAAGAAGAAGGGTTTGACGCAAGCGAAGATCAGTACTATGATGAGATAGATAAACGAATGAGAGATGAGTTTCCACATAAGTTTAATGGAGGCTCTAATCTACAAGACAACCGTCCCGCTCAAACGGTCGCATCTGCAACACGCAGCGCGAAAAAAGGGCGCGGTAAGACCACTGTGAGACTCACACCATCACAGGTTGCAATCGCCAAAAAATTAGGTGTGCCACTAGAAGAGTACGCAAAATACGTGAAGGAGTAAAAAATGGATAAAACCACAACAGACGTAAAAGAAACAACTCGAGCTTCACGCGAGACCGATACCCGAGAAAAAAAATCTCGGCGTAGACCTTGGTCTCCACCATCCGCATTGGATGCACCCCCAGCCCCTGAAGGTTATCGACATAGATGGGTAAGAACAGAGGTCCGCGGACAATCTGACACAAAAAACATGTCAGCAAGACTCCGTGAAGGATACGAACCTGTGAGAGCAGACGAATATCCGGACTTTGAAGCTCCCACCATTGAAGACGGCAAACACGCAGGATGTATTGGGGTAGGAGGGCTGATATTAGCTCGTATACCTGAAGAAACCGTAAAAGAACGGCAACACCATTTCGATTCAAGAACTGAAGGACAAATGGACGCTGTTGATAACGACTACTTTAGAGACGGCTCGCATCCCTCCATGTCGGTTTCAAAACCAAATCGACAAACTCGTGTAACTTTGGGCGGTAAGAGAGCAGTTGACGACAACTAATCTTTTATCGGTAATATTAATAATTCATCGTTATTTAGGAGACTAAATAAATGGCTAACGTAGATAAAGCCTTCGGGCTTCGTCCGTACAAAGGTCTTAATGTTGGTTCGGCTGTACAAGAAGCAAACAAATACAATATTGCACCCGCTGGATATAATACAAGCATCTTTCAAGGTGATATCGTTATATTCGCAGGTGGTTATATCAACAGGGCAGCAGCTAGTTCTGCTAACATTGTTGGCGTATTTTCACATTGCTACTATGTTGCATCTGACGGCACTCCGACCTTTAAGAATTATTACCCAGCGGATACGACTGCACTCGGAAGTGGCGCCATAGAAGCATATATCTATGACGACCCTAACCAAATGTTTGTAATACAAGCAGATGGTGCCTCAGCAGTAACTTGTGTAGGCAGAAATGCAGACACAGACGGTATTGGCGGTAGTACAACAACGGGCGTAAGCACTCGAGAGCTTGATTCAAGCACAATAAACACCACCCAAGCTTTACAGCTTAAGATTATGGGTGCGGTTCAAGATGATGCTAACGGGGATCTCACAGCGGATAATGCAAATTTGGTTGTAATAATCAATGAGCACGCTTACAGAGGTCCTGTAGCTGGAACATAAGGAGTAAATAATGGCTATAAGTAGAGCGCAACTCGTAAAAGAATTGCTACCTGGCTTAAATGCTCTCTTTGGACTAGAGTACAGTCGCTATGACCAAGAACATGAAGCAATTTATGATACTGAGTCTAGTGACCGAGCTTTTGAAGAAGAGGTTATGCTCACTGGTTTCGATACAGCACCTGTTAAATCAGAAGGAGCCGGAGTGGCATTTGATCAAGCACAAGAAGCCTTTACGTCTAGATATACCCATGAAACGATTGCATTGGCATTCAGCATTACTGAAGAAGCTATCGAGGATAATCTTTATGACAAATTGTCAGCAAGATACACTCCAAGTTATCCAGGCGGCGACACGAAAGAACTTTGCGCAACAGACCATCCAACTGTGGGTGGCGCTAATTTGCGTAACGAGCTTTCAACGTCTGCTGACCTTAATGAAACTTCATTAGAACAAGCATTAATCGACATTGCGGCCTTTACTGATGAGCGGGGACTAAAAGTTGCTCTCCAAGGAATGAGACTAATTCTTCCTAAAGAGCTTCAATTCACCGCTGATCGTTTAATGGAATCTCAAGGACGTGTGGGTACTTCTGATAATGATATTAACGCTATACGCAATATGGGCATGGTCCCAGAAGGCTATACCGTAAATCATTATCTTACCGATACAGATGCGTGGTTCATTAAGACTGATTGTCCGAACGGGTTCAAAATGTTTAACCGTTCACCAATCAAGACTTCAATGGAAGCGGATTTTGATACTGGTAATGTACGATACAAGGCTCGCGAAAGATATTCGTTTGGGTGGTCTGACCCCCGAGCAGTCTTTGGCAGCCCCGGAGCATAAGCAATAAGCTAAATTGGAAGTCGTAATACACTTTCTTACTCAGTATTACAGAGAAAGGGGCTTCGGCCCCTTTTTTCTTTCTTTTTGTATTTTTTCCAAGTAATATGTTTAGTGTACCTAGGGTTAACTTGTCCTATCGACTGACCTAGCAGACAAGCCAAGACAATAGGACTTATTTTTTCAGGAGAAAAAATTATGGCAAAATCAACCTTTTCAGGACCTGTAAGATCCCTCGCTGGATTTATTGGAGCAGGCTATAGCTCAGTTGTTAGTTTAACAGCTAACACGACCATAACGGTGGCTTCTCATGCCGGTAAGGTATTATTGTGCAATGATGCGGACGGGGTGTTTACACTTCCCAGCATTGTTGTTACAGAACCTACGGACAAAGGGGATCCAAACCAGTTATGTAATCTAGGAGCTCAATTCACTTTTATTGTCGTAACGGCAGCAACGGACATGGACATCACAACCGATGGCACTGACAAATATGTCGGTGGCGCTTATACCGGTATTGATGACAGTGCAGCAGGGAAGACTTTTATTTCTGCGTCGTCTAACGATACCTTTACACAAAACGGCACAACTAAAGGCGGTTTAGTAGGAAGCATTGTAGTTATTACTGCAATGGCAAGCGCTAAATACCATGTTGCAGCACAGCTACTTGGTTCAGGAACTTTAGTAACACCATTTGCTGACGCTTAATAGGGGGTAGATTATGGCTAATACAGTCACAGGACCCACTACTCAATATGACTACGGCAAAAAACTGATAGTTTATTGTTCTGTTCTTTCAGACGGAAGTGCCAGCAGTACCACTTTAGTTGACGTTTCAGCTTTGAACCAGTCGGCGAATAAAGAAACATGTACGCATGTGGCTTTAAATAGAATATGGTACACCGTGAGCGGTGCCCCTGATGCACCGGCATCACTTGATTGGGACGCAACAACGGACGTTACTTTTTTGACCCTGGCTTAT